ACCATTAGAAGATTTACAAAAAGCTAATTGGTATTTAAATAGATTAATAAAGGAGGTCAGTAATGGGACAAGTTAAACAAGCTTTAATTGAAGTAGAAGATTTAGTCTGTGGATGTTTAAGACAAGGCAGAACTCTCAATCAAACTATCAGAGATTTAAAAGAAATCTATGATAAAACAAGTAATGCAAATCCATATTTAACTAGTGAAGATTTAATAGAGGACAAGTATTATCAATTTAAAGGTCAATAATACAGGAGGAAAGATGGCTAATAATGCGAAACAAAAGACGACACAAACAAACCCAAGAACTTATTTAATAAATTCTGTACAACTTACAGAGATTATGAAATATTTAATGAGTAAACCATATGCTGAAGTTGTTAAGCTAATGAATATGCTTGCAACATTGAATCAATTAGATCCTAGCATTGGTGCAGATTTTGTTAAGAAGCAAAATACTGAGGTGTCTGATGGAAAAAAATAAAATACATAAACATACTGGGTTATTGTTTGAATTAAAGATTGGATTGAATAAGGAGAATTCTATTGTAATAGACTACGGTGGAAAACCTGTGGGTAAAATAAGAGAAGCACTTAAAGATTTTAAATACCAAGCTAATCTATGTGCTGCAATTATTAATCATGCTAATAGCGTTGGTAAAAAATTGGAAGAAGATATAAAACAATTAATACAAAAAGTATAGGAAAAAATATGACAAATAAAAGAAATATAAAAGCGTTAATAGAAAAAGAAGCACCTAATCTAAATAATTTATTAGACCCAGAAGAGGTTAAAATATTTAAAGGTTTAACAGAAGAATTAAAAGACACTTGGACTAAAAAACAAATGTTTAGAACAGAAACTGAAATGCAGTTTTCTGTTTTAAATGATGCAAAGTATCCAACTAAAGCTTCTAAATATTGGCAGTGTGTTAGAGAGCAGAATGTATTTTTAGAAAATTTAATGACATTATCTTTTGATTATAGAAGAGTAGAAGTTAAAATTAAAAGACTACAAGAAAAATTAGATAGAGAAGAAGACCCATTAAAGAAAGAACTTTTACAAATTGATATAGATGAAAAAGTGTATAATAAAGCATCTATGCAGTTAGTGGCAAGAGACAGAATGAGAGAAATAAAATTATGGTCTAAGTTTAAAAAGAAATTTGATGATGGTTCATTTGATACTAAAAATGTTAATACTCACCAGTTGAACTCTTATCATTTAACTATGAAGAATAAAGCAGAGACATTAACATCTGGTTCATCTCAGCCAGAAGTGTTTAATGTATTAGGTCAGTTGCAATCCATTGAAAGAATTAAAAAGGATATAGCGATAGAGAATAAAAAGAAAGAAGATGCAAAACTGGAATTCGACAAAAACTCAATCGGACAACAGAATTAAAAAACTTTTCTTTTTAGTTGCTATGCCAAGGTCAGGAAATACCTTGTTTACATCTATTATGAATCAAAATTCTAATATAGCATGTACTCCTAATTCCATTACTTTAGAGATAATGAAAGATTTATTTTTATTAAAAGAAACAGATGTTTTTCAAAATTATCCAGATCATCAATCCTTAGACAATGTATTAGATTCTGTTTATGTAAATTATTACAAAAACTGGCCACAGAAATATATTATAGATCGTGGCCCTGTTATGACTAAAGGCAATTTTGCACTTATGCAAAAGCATTTTAAAAAACCTTTTAAGTGTGTGGTATTACTTAGGGATTTAATGGATGTATTAGCTTCTTATATGAAATGGTATACAGAAGAACCTACTGCATTTCCCAATAAATATGGTTGTAAAAATGATGAAGAAAAATTATCTATGGTTATGAATAGTAAAGGAGCTGTTGCAAAAGATTTAGAAGCTATAAAGAATGCTTTTAACTATCCAGAGATATGTCATTTTATAAAGTATAATGATCTTTGCACTAATCCTGAAGAAGAAATAAATAAACTATATACTTTCTTTAACATACCTTATTTTAAACATAGATTTTTTGATCTAGATCAAGTTCAAGTTAATGGAATGGGATATAATGATGGTATTGTTGGCAAAAATATGCATACTATAAAAACAGGAGAAATTATGAAAGAGTACAATCCTTACATTGAAAAAATACCAAAAAGAATAAGAGAAAAATATGAACACATTAGATTTTAATTTTGTATTTTTAGGTCAATCTGTTTTAAGATATGAAGCACCTTTAGATATATATAATACTATTAACCATATTTATGAAACAAGACGACATGAATTACCTAGAGCTAATCCACAATTAGTAGGTAAGATTCAAAACGAACATTCATTATTTTTTGATGGCCCACCTAATAATAAAATGCATCCCCATAACTTTTTACCAGAAAATGTTAAACAATGGTTTAAAAAAATAATACACCACTATTTAGATTGGAATAAAATTAAAGAATATAAAACGCATTTAAATTCCATTTGGATAAATGAAATGAAAGCTGATGAATATAATCCAGTGCACATTCATCAAGGATCTTTGTTTACTGGACTATCGTCTGTTATGATTTTAAAACTACCACAAGACACTGGTGTTGAATATTCAGCATCTGATAAACCTATGAATGGGTCTTTACAGATATTAGGAAATTCAAATGGTCAATTTGCAAATGTTGATTATGGACCTATAATGAAGGAAAGAGCGTTTTATGTATTTCCCTATGACATGAGACATTGTGTATATCCTTTTAATGGGAGTGGTTTTAGAAGAACTTTAGCATGTAATATGGATGTAGAATATGACCCAATTAAGAACAGGAGCGCATGATAATAACAGAACCTAAATGGAAAAGTTGGATAGTTGAAACTACAACTCCTTTATTTACACCAGATCAATGTAGACAAATTATTGAATGTGGAAGAAGACAGAAACCACAAAAAGCTCAAGTTGGAATGGGAAAACCAGGAGGCGGATTAGATACAAATAAAAGAGTAACAACTATTAGTTGGATTCCTTTTAAAGAAATGGAGCCAATGTATAATCAAGTAAATGAATTTATTCAAAAAGCAAACCGAAATCATTTCGGTTTTGGTGACATACAAATAACAGAGCAAGCTCAATTTACAGAATATCCTGAAGGTGGATTTTATGATTGGCACATGGATAGTGATGTTAATATGCAGCATGAGCCACCTGTTAGAAAAATATCAATGACATGTTTATTATCTCCAGAATCAGAATTTGAAGGGGGAGAACTAGAACTAATGGCTAAAGGTAAAAGAGCTAAAATGAGACAGGGGCATGCAATTATGTTTGCATCATTTATAAATCATAAAGTAGCACCTGTTACTCGTGGTGTTAGACAATCACTTGTTATGTGGTTTGGAGGTACACCTTTTAAATGATTAAAGAATATTATTTTCCAACTATTATTTACATTAAAGATTTACCCAATGCTAATGAGTTAAATCCTTATTTAGAAAAACATATTGTTGAATGGAGCAATCGAGATAAAGGCGTAAATAAAACTAATGTTAATGGTTGGCACTCACAGACAGATATGAATCATAAAAAAGAATACGAACCTTTAATTCAAGAATTATTTCAAATGCAAAAAGAAATAATCGAAGAAGAGTATTTAGATATAGAACCTAGGTTAGGTAATATGTGGGCTAATATAAATCCACCTGGTGGATATAATCAATCTCATATACATCCTAACTCATTATTTTCTGGTGCTTATTATGTAAAAGCACAACCTAATTCTGGAAGATTTCAAATGATGGATCCAAGACCTGGAGTACAACAAGTAATGCCAGCGAGAAAAAAAGGAAGAGTACCTAGAGAGTTGTGGCGAGAAGCTTATTATACTGCTATACCTGGAAGAATAATTATGTTTCCATCATGGTTATGGCATAAAGTAGAACCTAATAAAAGTAGTGATATAAGAATATCCGTATCCTTTAATTTTATATGATTTTTCAACAACAAAAATATCAAGTAGTTAAGAATGCTGTGTCTTATGAACTAGCTAATTTTATATTTAATTATTTTATGCTTAAAAGAGATGCGGTTAAATTTATGTACGATAATAATATAACATATGATATAGGTATGCTAGGCACATGGACAGATAAGCAAGTTCCAAATACCTACTCTCATTATGCTGATCCTGTAATGGAAACACTTTTAATGAAAGTAAGGCCTAAAATGCAGCAAGAAACAGGAATGCAATTAATACCTACATATTCGTATGCTAGAATATATAAAAAAGGTGACATATTAAAGCGTCATAAAGACAGACCCTCTTGTGAAATATCTTGCACCCTTAATTTAGGAGGTGATCCTTGGCCTATATTTATAGATGGTACGGGAGCTAACTCCGTAATAGATGAATATAAAAATATACATAAACCCAATGCCCCAGAAGGCACTAAAGTCTTGCTTGAAGTAGGAGATATGCTAGTATATAGTGGATGTGAATTAGAGCATTGGAGAGAACCTTTTGAAGGAGAAACTTGCGGACAAGTATTCCTTCATTATAACCATGTAAATGGTCCTTTTGCTGATAAGAATAGGTTCGACAAAAGGCCGATGTTAGGTATTCCCAAATTAGGGAATAAATAATATAATGGTTATTTATGTTACAAAAATTAAGATTTCAACCTGGATTTAACAAACAAGTCACAGCGACTGGTGGCGAAGGCCAATGGGTTAGTGGTGATTATGTAAGATTTAGATATGGCTCACCAGAAAAAATAGGTGGTTGGGCACAGCTAGGAGATATTACTTTAACTGGTAGGAACACGGCGCTTCACCATTTTGTTAACGCGTCTGGTATTAAATACGCAGCACTTGGTACAAACAGATTTTTATATGTATATTCTGGAGGAGCTTTTTATGACATTACTCCTATTAAATCTACAACAACTTTAACAAATGCTTTTACAACTACAAATGGTGATGCTACAGTTACAATAACTTTTGCATCTGATCACAACATTACAAAATATGACATTGTTCGTTTGGATAATTTTTCTACTATTACTGATTCTGATTTTGCTGCTAGTGATTTTAATGATAAAAATTTCATGGTCGCAACGGTTCCAACTTCAACGACGATTACTATTGAAATGGGATCGAATGAATCTGGATCAGGAGCCAGTACTTCTGGTGGAATAAGAGTTCAACATTTTTATTCAATTGGACCTGCAACTGAAGCGTCAGCAGCTGGTTGGGGACTAGGTTTATGGGGTGGTACTGTAGCTGGAGAAGCTTTTGATACTTTAGATGGAGCATTAACAGCTGGTTCTTCTAGTATTGTTTTAGATGATTCTGCTGCTTTTCCTGCTTCTGGAACAGTTTTAATAGATGATGAAAGAATTGCTTATACGTCAAACACTACTGGTACTGGAACTCTAGGAGGTTTAACTAGAGGATCAGATAACACGACAGCTGCTTCTCACTCTGATGGAGCAAC